ATCTGTCATTTTTAACGCTTCAACTGTGAATGGAGTCGTAAATGCTCCACACCCACCAGATTTAGCAACTTTGGCTAATGTGTTTGATAGTTTATCCATAGTTTCATCATCAACTTGTAATTCGCCATCTTTGTCAAATTCAGATTTCTGTACTAAAATTGTAAATAAATCTAATTCGGATGATAATTTATTCATGGCTTTATATGCAACGTAATCTAATAGGTCGGGGAAAATTGCACAAAAATAGGGCGTACCATCTAATGAAAATGTTGTTGCCCTTGCGTAATTCGGATCAAGTTGTTGCCAATTATGATTTCTTATGTCTCCTAAATTGTTGTTTCCTGCTTTATAATTAGCATATAATTTATTGAATTCTTTTGGTAATTGTTTAAATATTAAATCACGTTTATTTTTATCCGAATATTTTTCATCGAAATATTTAAAATTGAATTCTACTATTTTATTTCCAAAACTATCGAACGTTCGTGTTCTGCAATAATCAGATGGGAGAAATTGTTGTACCGTTTTATCGCCATCTTTTATATCTTCATAGGAATATGCACAGCCATCTAATAACGCCTTAGTTGTTGTATTTAAACAGGTTTCTTCTATTCTTGAATTTAATACATATTGCCCGATTTTATCGTTAATTTTCTTCACATTCGCTTTTTTATCAAATGTGAATCGTGGGTATATTACATAACGATATTTGTGTATTCCTGCAAATCGGTGTATCAATTGTCTATATTCGCCTGAATATTTATAGAAAAAATTTGATGCTTGAATTAATACTTGTGTATTCGCTTCACTATTGGTCGATAATGCTGTTATTAATTGGTCTTTTGTATATGCAAGATTATCTTCGGTCAGTTTCTTAAAGTCGATTGTCGCTATGTTTTTGTCTGTTTTTGAAAATGCTTTTTGTATCATTTCAAATTTTGACGGAATTTTTATTTCATCGTAAATTGTTTTTTCTTCCATAATCACCCTCCTTTCTAATTATTGAAGTAGTCTTGTGGGGTGTATGAGAATGCGAATGATGATTTTTTCTTTTTCTTTTTTGTTAACTGCTGTTCCAAGATATTTGAATATACAATTGCAAATCCAATTGAGGAAAAACGGTCTTTTCTCATATTAGGATTATCTACTTTTAAATATATCCCATTTGCTTGCATTGATATTTCTAATGCAGTTAATTCTTTTATTAGTAAATCAGTTTCAATATTTGGTGCAATCATATCCAAAATCTGATGTTCAGTAAGTTTTAAACCTCTATCCTCAATTAAATCTCTCGCTTCATTACTATCTATCAATAACTCTAATCTTCCTGTTTCAATTGAACTTTTTAATAAAGTTATCATCGTGTGGTTAAATTTTGCATCCTGCTTTACGCACCAAATAATCGGTAAAGCATTTTCAATATCTACTTCAAATGATCGATTAGTCATATCCTCACGATTAAAAATTGTCCATGCAGGGTACTCTTTATCTCGCTTTGAGTCATATTGAACCTTCGACATGCTATCCAGTACAGAAATTCCTGCTCCCATTCCGTCTAAAATTTGTACGTCTGCATCAAAATCGTCATATAATTGTTTTAATCTTATTGCTTGAGCTTCAGAGTGTGTGTCATTCATATGTTCCATATATGATAAATACTTTTTATATCTATTCCCAGAAGGAATTAGTCTAATTAGTGAAAAGACTGAATTATCATTACTCATCACTGCAATATCTGCTGACAATATCCTAATTTCACCTTGTTGTTTTGGTATATAGTTTTTCTTTTTCCAATCTCTTAATGCCTTATCATCCAAATACACTTCATGAGGAATTGGAGTAAGTGGATTTTTAATTTTTCTAATATCTAATAACTGTTGATAACTACAAAAACTTTTTTCTGATTCAGACCAGAAAAGTCCACAATTTTCAATGCTCCACCACATCTCGCTGTAGTCAGATTTATTTTTCTCAGCCACTATGTCATCTTCATAATCCATAAAGCCATCAACTACTGGAAATCCCCAATGTAACGACATAACAGCTTGAGTTTTGCCATCAATCATCGCATTATAAGCATCCATACACATTGTATATAAATGGTGATTTTGCATCCATCCAGACGAAATGTAAATATCTTTTTTCTTTTCTGGATTTTTATATCTTTTGTATTTTGGATTTTCTTTATATCTTGGTTGTCTGTCCCCATTTTGCTTAAATTTTGATAATATATTTTTCATTACACTTAGTTCCAGAGTTCTAGCTTCCTCATAAATTACAACGCAACTTCTATTCAAATGTTATCATAAAGGTTTTTTATCCTCTACTTCTTATGATTTTTATTCCCATAAGTTCGGCATATCTTTTCATCTTCACCATTACGTGCTAAGAGTCGAGAACTCGTGGATGGGTTATATTCTGCCTTCGCAGTTTCACCATCTATGCTCTGCGTGTGACTACATTTTTAAACATAGCCTTCCACTCGGATTAGCATTTCAGCCTTCCCGTTTTCTTTCTCGATTTTTTATCAAACATTTCTGCTTGAAGAGGCAATTTAAAAGTTGCAAAAATTAATACTTACCTCTACTTGAATCCCCACCAGTCACAACAACGATTTCTGAGCCATTCCAGAACTTAACATAGGTGTCGTTCTGTGCAACACTAGACCCTTTTAAATCTATTTCTTGTCTGACCTTTGAAAATCTATTATATATTTCGCCTAATATTTTTTGAGTGATTATTAATCTAGCTTGTGAACGTGTTCCAGATGCAATTACAATCCTTGACCTCGGGAATATAGTACACCATACTACGCAAAACCAACCTATAATATAGCTTTTACCAATCCCCCTAGTCATAATTCCAAAAAATACTGTAGATTTAAACATTAAGTAAAACATTAAATCTTGCCACCATGTAAAAGTGGTACATTGAAAATGTGTACTAACACACCTATGAGGATTTTGACGATAAAAATCGGTAAAATCTCTTACGCCATCTCTTCTACGTTGCTCTTTAGTTCTAGTTCTATCTAGTGTTTTTTTTCTTGTCTTAATAGGTTTTGCCATTCAACATCACCTACACTTCTTGTTCTTCGTCTATATTTTCTAAATCTTCATCATCAGTATCTTCTTCAAAATATTCATCATGCGTATCAACATATTCTTGCATTTCTTCATAATCCACATCTACAGGAGATTTATCAGCCTTTATGAATCTTTCCATATGTTTAATAAACTTTCCAAACATAAAATTAATTCCATCAACATCATGATATTTTTTATTTGGAATTATAGGTTCATCTTCTGCATAGTCAATTTCCACTCCAAAAGATTGATTGTTTTGTTTTTCCTTCATATCTTGCAATGACAACCCATTATCATTTAGTAATTTTTGTCTTAATTTGGATAGCTTTTCGCCATTTGCAATATCATTAGCGTTATAAGCTTTTTTACTTAGCCATTTAGTCTGTATTATCTCTGAATACAAATCTCGTATTGCCAGATCTTCTCTGCTACCACCATACTGAATTACCATTTCATCCAACTCATGATTCATAGCGATTAACTCTTCTTTGTTCCAAGTCGTTCCAAATAAAGAATATAATTCCCCTAATTTTTCATTATTAGCAAATATATATGAATCAACATCTTCTACTTGTTCAAAATTTGGAGAATCATTATAAACTAATTCAGACATAAGTTTTCCATTATCATATTTCTTCTTTGGATTATTAACTAATAACAAATAATTTCCAAACATATTGTCTTTGCCTTCTGATTCCTTGATTAATTCTGGTATAAAAGGAATGTTTAGCAGTCTTAGAACTTCATGCATTCTTTCAATGCTTTGATTACCTTCTCTTGTAGCACAATTTTTACATAACGAATAATGTTCATCTAATAATGAATTTCTGTTTTTATAAAAGTACGTATATTTGCCTTGAAATCCACAAAGTACGCACGTTGTTAATTCTTCTTCTTTTTTTGGTGTAGCTTTTTTAGTTGTAGCCATCAAGCCACCACCTCTTTCTTATAATTTCTTTTTTAATTTAATTTTAATTCTTTTTTAAGAATTTCTTCTATATTATCAAAATCCCAATAAGGAATTCTAATTAATTTAATTTTGTATTTTTTACAATATTCATTTTTTAATTTATCATGACATTTTAAAATTTCAAATTTTTCTTTAGCGATTTCTATTCCTTCACCATTAAAATCAATTGGTTTAAAATGACCTTCTCCATCAAATTCTATATTTATGTTTAAAGATGGGATTGAAAAATCAAATCTTAAATTACAACCACCTAAACCTATAAGTCTATTATATTCTTTTTGGAATATGTATTTTATATTATTATTAATCAAAAACTTTGAAATTTCTTTTTCTCCCTTACTTTCTTTACAAGCAGGACATCTTCTCCCTATTTTAAAGTTTTCACAAGCAATATAATAACTACAATGACTCATATCATTTTTACATTTTATCCATACTTTTTTGTGACTTGTTTGTGCTATTTCCCAAGGATTTAATTTATTTTTATCATAATCCCAATAATCTTCAAGAAAGCTTTCTCCAAAATTATTAATACCGAACTGGGCAAAAGAATTACATTTTTTACATTTAAATCTATTGTTTGAAGATACAACAACGTCTATTTGTTTTAATTCACTTTCGTGTATACCATTACAACATTTAAAATAAAATTTTTTAGTTGATTTGTATCCTACTTCAGAAGGTATTTTGTTATTTAAATTGTAATCCCATAAATCTAAATAATCTTGTTTGTTGTTTTTAATACACCATTGTTCAAAACTCATAATCACAGGTTTACTGTTTATTGTACTAATAATTGTATTTGTCAAACATCCACAACTTTGAATTCTATTTTGTGTAATGCTAGACCTTTTAATTGATAAAATTTTATTCTTATCGCACTCACAAGTACATAACCAATAATATAAATTGTCTTTATGTGCTTTTTTATTTTTAACTTTTTCTTTAAATCTATTATATCTTTCAATATCGAAACCAATAACTGTTAAAGTTCCAACTTTCATTCCAGTTAAATCTTCAATTCTTGTTTGTTTGCCATCAATAACTAAATATTTCTTTTCTTCCATTTTTAATACCTCTCTCAAATTATTTTTAATTTATTTTATTAATTCTTTTGCTCTTGGTCTATTATCTAAGTATTCCTTTAATTCAGGTGTAATCTCATAAACCCAAAATGGTTTTTTAGTAATACTGTGAGTATCACACCAATTATATTCAATTCCTATACCTTTCAATTCTTTTTTTAACTTAGGTGAGTAACAAAAAAAGTTTCTCATAAAATTATTCTCCTTTAACATCTTTTACTATCTTCTAACGATTCATAAATTTCCTTGATTGCACTTTCCATTTCCTCACTAACTTCGAAATAAACTACACTTTTAAATGTGCATTTCTCACCAAGTATAGGACAAATAAACTTCTTATCTTTGTTTATATCGCAAATTCTAAAACCTCTACGCAACAATTCACTCATAACATAGAAATCTCTCACACATCTAACATTTTCATCTTTTATCTTCTCTTCCATATCAATACCGTCTTTTTAATTTACTTTTTAAAATTTATATCATAACTACAAACTATCCCATCTTCATCACATACACAAACTAACTGTTGAGGTTGTCCCACTATTCTTTTCTGTACGCAGTACGAATCTGTACTTTGGAAACTTCCTGCCATTATCAATTTAATATTTTGAATATAATCTGATTTATTTCTATGTTTATGACCTAAACACACGGCATATACTGGTTCGTCTATCATTGAAACCAATGATAACACCTTATAATTCGAGTCGTCGTAGTCACCATGCGTATTTAAATAATTCTTACCACGAATATTTAACAAATACATGCTTGTGTCTAATTTATCTTCATTAATATGTATATTTTTAACATTCTGCAAACTTGCCTTTAAGTAAAACTCAACTAAATCGTCCAACCTTTCATCTTTTGGGGAGTCATTCTTTGTATCTAATCTTGAATGGTTACCAGCTACACTTGAAAATATCACATTATCAAAATGTTGACTTAGTTCATATAAAAAATCAGATATCAATTCAGAAACACCCATCAATTGCTGAATTACATTCTCTTTGTTTTCTAATCGAATGACCTTGTGGCTCAGACCGCTTATCAAATCACCGTTTGCACAAACATAACAATCTTGTGAATTATGTCTCTTTTTTATTTGAATAATTCTATCTATGTATTCCTCAAACATATCTCTACAAATGTCTGAATTGTAAGTGTTCCATGCATTATCAATCCAAATTCCGTAGTGTATGTCGTTCAACGAAACCATTAAATCATTGTCTGTTGGAGCAAACTCTTTATATGTATAATTTAGTTTTGGTAAATTAGTGTTAATTGTATCTACAAGTATCTCATTAATTTCTTCCTGCCTAGCACGTTCTCTAACTAACTTATTAAAAGCAGTACGTTGATCTTGAAATTTAATCTTTTCTTTTTGGAGTTCAATCTTTTTATTTTCAATTTCTCTTATTAAATCATCTTCAGTAAAGTTATCTTCTACTTCAACATCTATATTTTTAAGCATTTCAGAAATCACATAAAAACTTTTGCGAAAATTATCTGAAGAATATTCTTTATCAATTAAAGCATTTCCCCACTCAACATAATCTATGTCAAGTGTTCCGTCTGCTTTACCATTAGTTATTCTTTTGGCATAAGCTAAATAACTTTCTCCATCTCTTCTTTTTATCATCTTTTACCTTCTTTTAATTATTTTTAGGCGTGGCAAATAGGCATACAAACGTACACCTACTCACCACTATTTCCCGTTCCCATCCCAAAGAACGCTGTCAGCCCTATACAGAAGTGCCTAAGCACTTCCAAGGAGGAATTATGAAAAAATTTATCGGTCTTTAGAAACTTCTGTATAGGGCTGAATTTGTTAAGCAGAATGCGATAATTTACCGCAATCAGAGTCCTTTTCTACACGTGGTAGATAGGTTACGTGTGTATCCTATGATACACTAAATATTAATTATTCATTCGATAGGTTGCCACCCCTACATCTATTTAAAGACCACTTGGGTTCAATAGCTGGCTGTTCTATCCTCGAATAATTTATCATAAAAGTACAATTTTATCTGTTAACCCACGTAATACTCGCCTTTTTCATCATACCCTGCAACAGTAATGTACTCATTCATATCCACGGGATAACCATAAAGATTTAAAAACGCTTTATATGAATCATGCAAAAATTCTATTTCAGTCATATCTTGAAAATCTTCTTCAACATCTCTTGCTATTGAAAATTTTTCACCAAATTTGTCTGTAAAATTAATTTCTATTTTCATCTTTTACCCTCTTTTAATTTATTTTTTAAACTTCTAAGAATTCCTCACAACTATTTATTGTAATTGTTACACCTAAATCTTTTTTAGCATCTTCGTGAAATGGAGCTAATTTATCAGCTATCCTGCATACTAATAAATGACTACAATTTTCACATATATTATTTTGTATAGCCATTATTCTTCCACCACTTCCTTCTGGAAAATATCAGAAATCTTAGTAGCTACTCTATGTCCTGCTGGTTTAGACCATTCCTTACCATTTAATACCCCTGAAGATGGTTTAGTTTTTTTAATTTCAAAATTCATAAATCCTTGAATTGATACTTTACCATCGGAAATTAGTCCTGCTTTCACAGCTTTTCTAAAACTATTTATGTATTTTTCTGCTTCCGCCAAAGTTATATTTTCCTGTTCTGCTATTACTCTTTTTAAATCTTGTTTAGTCATCTTTTATTTTCTCCTTTAATCTTCTAATTATCTTTTTTAATTTATTTTTTAGTTGATATAATCGATGATTATACCTCTCTCCATGAGGTTGTAATTCACAACCTCTATTAAACGTTTAAATTTCAATACTTGTATAATTTTAAAAATTGCTTGTTGTGGTAGATTTTGCCCATTTTTTAAGTGTTTTTAGAAAAAACTTCAAGTAAATTATTTTTATTTATTATATATAATGCCTTTAATAATATAGATTTATTATTTTCCGTGTTGCTATTCATTTTTTCTACCTTACCTTTAACACCTGAACTTATTTTAAATGCTCTATTTATTAACCAAGAAAACAAACCTAAATAGTCGCCTGATATGTATACTCCCCTTATATCCTTTATCATTTCTTCAAAGTCATTCGTTAACAGTAAATAATCATCATTTTCTTTATTTTTCACTTGATTTTGTAAAGTTTTATATTGCATTAAAGAATATTTTTCAATTAAATTTTCTACTTTTTTAGATTTTCTTCTATCTTCCCTCAAATCAATTTTTTTAAAAAAGTATTCCATAGGTAAGGTAACTTCTTCTGGTTTATATTCTTTAAACTTTAATTCACACAAATAATTCATTGGGCATTTTAGTTTTTTATTTATCTTGCCTTTAAAACTCTCATCTTTAATATATTTCCAAAATACAGGATAACCATTTTGTTTTATATTCATGTCTTTTTTTATTCTCTTAATTTCTTTATTTAAATCAATATCAAATTTTCGTTTAGCATTGTCAATAGCTACCTGTGCCAAAACAGACAATATACAAACATAATCAATATATTTACTATCATTGAAATTGTAATTATAAGTCAGTGCTAATTGTGCTAAATTACTCGCTTCACCTATTGCCATTTGTGCAGATGCTAACATATTATCTATTTTTGCATAATTTAAAAGAGTGTTATCATAAGTTTTATTTTCCTTTGGTATGTTGTTTACAATAGTAGGATAGTTTGAATAACAAAACTTTGCATAACTTACAATATCTTTTTGGTTAGTTGTATAGATGCCATCGGAATCTTGATCACTCCCATTATTCCTATCTTGAAAATCTGTTCTAATCATATTGATGGCAACTATTTCGTCTGAAAAGTCAAAATACTTAAACATTTTTTCACTATAAACATTATGTAAATATCCCATATTATTTTTACTATTAAAAGGACTT